CGATTGACCCGTGACCAGCGTCCGTAACGGTTATGGTGGCAGATCCGTTTGACGCTGAAAACGTGGTAGAATTTGTTGTAGTTTTTCTGAGCGGAGTTACATCAAAAAAAGTTTCTCCCTCTTCGATGTAAAACTTGATGTTTGTTCCTACGCCCATATACCTAGAATTGTCTACAGCCCGCCAAGCATGAAGAGATCGGCAGGTGCCTAAAATCGTATCTTGAGAATACTTTTCCCAGCCGCCGATTTTTTCAGGAAAACCAAAACGAAAACGAACCTTGTCGCAGTCGTTCCAGCCTCCCTCGTTGGTGTAAGCCGTAACCTCAGTGTTAATACCGGGTTTAAACTGAAGCTTATTTAAAGGCATTCTCTAACTCTTCACTGCGAGCCTCGACGGTGGTTCCTACAAACACCTCGTTAGTGCAAAAACCAGAACCGTCAGAACTGAAGAACAAGGTAAAGGTTTCTGCCCCCACAAAAAAGTACAAAACCTGACCTACCGCGTTTACTCCTACAAAATTAAGTTTTTCGCCTTGCGCCGCAGTAGCGCGTTTTACAGCGTCTAAAGAGGGCAAGCATATCATCTGAGCCGCAGCGGGTTTTAGCGGCGACCAAACCAAAGCTAATGCTAAAAGCAAAAGAAAGGGTTTAGCCACTGCCCACACCGTTACTTTTTCTGAGAGGGGCGAGTCACCTCCCAGACCTTTTCCACCACCGCTTTAGGCGTCTTGACCATCTTTTCCATAACGGACTGAACTTCCGCGCCGCTTGACGGATCCGGGTCAATGCCGAAGCGCTTTTTCATGTCTAGGCGCAAAACGGGGTCGTTCATGGTATCCATAAACGCTTTTCGAACTACCGCCACTTGAGAAGGACTTAAAACAGGAGACGCCAAAACAGGCCTAGTTAGCCGATCAACCCCGAAGACAAAATCCGCCATGGCCCGCTGCTCTTTTGTTTTCAAGAAGGAGTACAGAGACGTAGCTTTGTTAAAAAGCTTGGACTTACGGAAAGCGTCTATTTGAACGACAGGGTTCAGGTTACCGTTTTTCCAATCGTCAAAAAAACGGGTTCGAATGGACGACTCATAAAACCCGCAAGCGCCATGTATTTCACCACGCTGCATGGCATTGAGCGCCCTTCGGGTGCCTCTGTAGCCCTGTATAACTTTTACATTCACACCAAACACGTTTTTAAGAAACAGCGGATAGATAGACATGGTGGTGCTGGGGTGCGCCGAACCAAAGATAACGGGCTGCTTGGCTTTTTGTAAGTCTTCTAGGGTGGCAATTCCTCGGCCAGCGCCTTTCCAAACAGCACAAGAGTTTATGTCAGAGTACATGTTTCCAACGTAGTTAAAGTGCAGAGGCGAAAACCTCATTTCTCTTTTGCCGAAAACGGCAGCCTGCATGATAGTCGGCATAAAAAATCCGACATCATAAGGCGAGGTGCCCGCCTGTTTGTACAAAAAGCCAAGAAGCTTAGCGCTGCCTGAGCCTTGTTTATTTCGAACTACGACACTGGGGTTTCCGGGAAGATGCTTTGAATAGTGCTGAGCAAAAACTCTAGCACTGGCGTCGTACCCTCCTCCTGCGCTAAACCCTACCCAAACAGTTGTTTCGGCTTTTGCCGGAAACAGTGTCGCCAAGCTCAAAAGCCCGAACAAGCCTACGCAAAAACTAACTTTTTTCATTTTTAACCCTCAAGAAGCTCAAGCATGGCAACGAATCTTGCCGAATACGGGTCAAAAGATGCCGGATCTGCCTCGTTTTCATTTCCAAAATGCTTAGCTAAAGAGGCTATTTGTTGGTCTTTTTCTCTACCCGTCAAGTCCGTGCGATACTGCAAAATGTCCGTTTCTAAGCATTCCGGGCAGATATGTCCGCCTTCACGCGGGTGATACTCGTCACAGGGAGTTTCATATAAATCTCTTAAACCCGAAGGAAGAAACTCTAGCTGCTCAAATCGGCCCGACATGTTTAACATAAGAGGCCGCCAGACCTCCCTCATCCATTGCGCGGGATCAGAGGGGTTCATAAAATCAATCGGCGTATTTAACTCGCGTTGACCCGAACAATAAGCGTCCACCCCGTTATTAAACAACTTCTCTCGCCAAGAACTCAGGCGAACCGTTATGAGGTCATGGTTGCCCATTTCTAGGGCATATCCCCGCACAATCGCATCCGGAGCAATTCGCTCTATGATCTCAGACTGCCTCTGCCATCTAGGCATTAGCTTCCCAAAATTAAATAGCGTGTGGTCTTCAAAGCCAGTTCGTAGACTATAAAACTCGTCTTCGCCGGACGGCAGGTTCCCCTCTTCCCAAAAAGTGAAGTCTCGGACATTAGACTTCAACCACGCAACCATGCTGCGGGCTCCGGAAGCCTTTCTATCCTGAGCCTCAAAAGTCTCTACGTGTCGGTAAGCATGAATATCATGCTCCGTTTCGTTGAGATAACGGTACAAAGAGTACGCAGAGTTTATTCCCCCGGAAAAGGGTATCAAAACTTTTGCCATGATCTATGCCGTCTGCCCTTGAACAGTGCCCTGATTGGTGACCGTTACCGTTCTACCGCCCTTACGAACGGCAAAACCTGCCGCACCGCCGGGGCCGCCACCGCCAGCAGCGTTGGTGATCGGACACGCCATGCCGCCGTAGCTTCCGCCAGTGCCGGTACCGCCTGCCTGCCCAAACCCACCTTGAGCGCCCGGGCTTCCGGGGGAGCCGAATACCCCCGGCGACACGCAAACGGTACCGCCTTTTCCGTCATCACCAAGGAACTGGCGAGCGCCAGCGACACCGCCACCGCCACCGCCACCGCCACCGCTGCGAACAGTGCCGCCTGAAGGTATGTTTACGGCGTACGTGCCGGTTGCGGGGGTGTTTGTGTTAAAGTGAATAGCGTCGCCACCCACGGAACCTGTTTGACCGGGGGACATTACGCCACCCGTGGCTCCAGTGTACCCCGTCACCGTCCCGTTTACAGTAATCGTAAGGGGCGACGCCGCGTTAATAGCCCCTGTTTGAAGGGCCGGGTTAGTCATGGTAGCGGTTACTTCTACGCCGGAATTTACCGTAACAAAAATAGGCGTGTCGTCAGAGCCCGCGTTATAGCCGTTCTGGGCCGCCACGGTAGCAATGTTATAGTCGGAAGTATTGCCCGATATGGTGAGGTTGAGGTCTAGCTTTTGATGCCCGCCTTGGACAATCGGCATTAATTCTCCGGTTCCCATTACGCATCTCCTTTATTGTAGCGCTTTTACAGTTAGAAGCGAGAAGGTGGAGGAACCGTCATTTACTCTTGTGATATAGAAGAAGAACTCATCTCCGTCGGTAGTCGTAACGCTGTCACCGTCAACTAAAGTATATCCGGAGGTTGTAATCGCCCCGGCGGAGGCGTTATTTTTGTACAAAATAACCATCGTGCAGTTTTTTGAAGGCACCCCTAAAGTGTGAGCGCCTCCGTTAACCGCTTGCTGAAAGTTTCCATTGTCCACATCAGGGGTGTACGTCCCGGAGCTTTGTGTTCCCGCATCGTGAATAGCAGCGCTAAACCCTGCGGTCAATTCGTCGGCAGTGTCGGCTTTTAGGATATCGGCGTCGAACGCCTGAACATCCGTTCCAATCGTCACACCCATTGAAGCTCTGGCGGTTGCGCCGGACTCAGCAACGAAGTTTGTGCCGTCGCCTACAATAAAGTTGCCGTCAGTTACAGTAAGGCCTGCAATGTCCGCCAACTGCGCGTCGAACGCCTGAACGTCCGTTCCAATCGCTAAGCCGAGGTTTGTACGAGCCGCGGATGCCGAGGAGGCTCCAGTACCACCGTCTGCGACCGCAAGGTCAGTAATACCGGTTATCGTGCCACCTGTTATTGACACGGAATCGAACAAATCTGAAACGGCTGCGCCGGATCCCGCTCCGTCAGCGTAGATAATCTTCGTAGCTCCGTTCGGCACCGTCGCGTTGGAACCGGTGCCTTGGCTAAAGACCGCGCTTTGACCGCTGCCGTTCCGAACAAAATAAAGCTTGTCCGCGTCATTGGGAGTGATCGTGATAGTATTTGTTCCGGTTGGAGAACCTCCCAAGACCAAGACCTTGAACATCCCGTCCGAAAGAGTGCCGTCGGTGGTTGCAAGGGTATGGCTTGTTCCGCTAAGCGTGATTGACCCTACGCCGTTAAGCGTACGGTCAATAATATCAAAGTTAGTGTTTGTGGTGTCGCCCCACGTACCGGACTGGTCACCTGTGGCCGGTTTCTCTATACCGGTATTTGATGTATAAGTAGATACCATTCTTCTATCCTCTTACGCGGCCAATTCTTCCCACGTAGCTGTCTGATCCGGTGTTATAGCGCTATAAGAAGCCGTTTGATCCGGAGCTATTATACTCCAAACAGTTACAATTCCAACAGCGCTTGTTGCTTCGCTACCCGTTAGTGAAATAAGGGCGTCTCCGGTAGCGGTTACAGTCCCTACGCCGCCAGTTGCAGATAGCCCTGTTTCTGGAATCTCCGCGTTACCGGTAACGGTGGCCGTTCCAAGTCCGCCCGTGCCCGCGACCCCAGTAACGTCTACGGTCCTACCAAAGACCGCAGTGACGGTGCCTACCGCGCCCGTGCCCGCGACTCCTGAGACAGATACCGTAAAATCAAAGTTTATAGTGGGGCTGCCTACCGCGCCTGTGCCCGCAGAGCCGGTAGCCGCCACAACAAAATCAGTTGTGACAGTTTCATCACCAACCGCAGTGGTCGCGGAGAGTCCGCTTAGGAGTACGGTGTTTGCGTCGCCCCAAGGACCGGATCCCCACGTTCCGCGGCTCCAGCCCTGTAAACCTTCCGACGCCACTACAGTTTCACTGCCAACCGCAGTGGTTCCCGCTACCCCAGAAACATTGGTTACAAACTGTGTAACAACAGATGCACTGCCAACCGCAGTGGTTCCCGCTACCCCAGAAACAGAAATTAACTGATCGGTAACAACAGTCTCATTACCGACCGCAGCGGTCCCCTCTACCCCGCTAACAACTACGGGGGAGGGTTGGCCCCACGGGCCCTGTCCCCAGCCTGCCCGACCCCAACCTGCAAGTGCAGACATGTCGGGACTACCGCTAGGCTATACGGATAATGGCGTCAGTAGCGTTCGCCGTAGGAAACTGGATTGTAAAGTCTCCGGCAGACGAGCTTTTATCGCCGCCAAACGCAAGAACAACAACGGACGGATCACCCGCTGCGGTATCGTTGTAAATCAACGCGCCGTTCGCCGTTATCGTCGCCGACGAAAAAGTCAGGTCAGCAAAGTCTGTGAGCGCGGTCGTTCCGCTCGTGGTTGGCGTCACGTTAGTAAGAGTACCGCCGCCCGCAGAGTAACCGGTTCCAGATGCTTCGTTCGTTGCGGAATAAGCCGTGGTCGAAGCGTCTAGCGTCGCGGAACTCGTATATAGAGCCAGTTTGAACGTGTTACCAGTACTCGCGGTAAAGTCATGCGTAGCGGTCATCAACTCTTTTTTGAAAGACGTACACATTGCCTGTGAGATTGCCATCTCAAAGTCTCCTTATCAACTCAGCCAGTTCGGGGTGGCCTGCATCGTTCAAAGCGTTGAAGACCGTAGTCCTGTCACTTTTTATAGCCTCCCGCATGTAAAATGACAACAAGCTTTCTAGTTTGTCCCGATAAGCAAAGGCTTGTTCTCTAATAACAGGAGGCGCATCCATCGAAACCGAAATAATCTTTTCCGCACACCTCTTTGCGACCTCTTCCGGCGTAAATCCACGGTTTTTTGTTGTCTGAACCGTTACTTTATAATCCGGAGAAATATCTATTTTTGCAGCAAACATTAGGTTCTCGGCTGGCTAGGAAGACCTTTACGGTAAGCGTCCGTATTCTCGCGGGCTTCCGCAAAATCTTTAAGCCGCATCAGAGACTCTTGGAAACGCTTCTCGTAAGCCCCCAAAACATCTTGCTCGCCCTTCATGTAAATATAGCCTTCGACAAGAGAGCCATACAAAAGAGCGTTTGGCGCGTTCGTGCTTAACCACGTTGTACCGCTTTCGGAGCCGTCCGTCAGACTAGCTGGTCGGTAGTAATAGTGAAGTTCGACAGCGTAGTCACTATCCGGGGTAGGAGCGATTAAGAAATTTGAATCGTCAAACAAAGCGTAAAACTTAGGGGTCCCTGTCGTAGTTGGATTCGGCCAGTACTGCTGGAGGAAGTTTACGTCTTTTATCAACAGAAACTCGGTAGAACCCCCGTTTGAGATCGACAGAGAAAAAGAAGACAAGAAGTCTGTCGGTGCTAATAAATACTTGTTCGAGGTTGTCATCGAAGCGGTGGCGTTTTTCCGGAAATTTTCCAGATCAACAAGCTTAAATATGCGTTCTTCCGCTGCCCGAATAAACACAGGTAAGTTGTTAACAAAACTCGTTTCAGAGTTTTCCGAAAAATCCTGAATGGCTGTTTTTAGCTCTGCGTACGTAAAACTCATGTTGTCACCACAGTCACAAAGCCCACAACGCCCTGTGCCTTAATGTCAGGTTTCCCTTGCGGAAACGAAGACGCCCCCACGTAAACAACCAAAGGCTCTACTCGGTCCGGCCTTGGGTTATACAAAGCCTCCGCGTCCGCCACTTCTTTGAAGGGGCCTAACTGCGGATGTTTTGGCTCCCATTCGTCCTTACCAACCAGAGAACCGGTCCATTCCCGGCGCATATCCACATACCGATACCGAAAGCCGGATCGGTCTGAAATCGCGTAAGAGTTTTTTCCGGAAGCAAACCTAGCCATGCTACGCTCGATAATAGTCGTAGCTTGGAGATATCTGCAAAGAGGATCGGTCTC